AACAAGATTCGTAAGATCCGTGTCCGACCGTGATGCCTTCATCGCAGGCCTCGTACATTGCCGAACAACCCACATTATACACCCACACGCACCAATACTCAACGCAAGGGCGGCGACGATAGCAAGAGCCTCCATTTTCTATATATAGTTTTCACAGTGAAAGTGGTATACCATAAATGTCGTTGGATATCGTGATTGGTCCTATGTTTGCGGGTAAATCTACCTTTATCAAAAACACTGCGAACAGCTATGCTGCTATCAAAACGCCCGTCTATATTATTGAACACTCAACCGACACGAGTTACGCATATCATGAGGAGGATATGATCACGTCACACGAGACGGGAATTCGGATTGCGAAGATCCAAAGTCTTCGGAATGTTGTTATGCGATCAATGATTGAAGATGTGGAAGTTGTGATTGTGGATGAGGCACAGTTCTTTACTGGACTACGGGAGTTTGTTCTTTATGTTGTTGAGAAGCTAGGAAAGAAGTTGTATCTGGTTGGATTGGATGGAGATAGCGATCGTGGTGTGTTTGGAGAGCTTTTGGATTGCATTTCACTTGCAGATCGAGTCACTAAGTTGTCTGCTTTTTGCCGTCGATGTGCGAATGGAACGCCTGGAATTTTCAGCCACCGCCACGTGGAATCGACTGAAAGGATTCTGATTGGCGGCACAGAGAAGTATGAAACCCTTTGTAGGGCATGTTACACTCGTGCACAGGCAGATGCACTCTAGTGCGCTGAAAAGAGAGAATCCGTGCGCCCGAAGGAGGCTGGAAAATAATATTGCCATTCAACACAACAAACATGGGTGGTGGTCTTCTTCAGCTTGTCAGCTATGGCGCACAGGATATCTACATCTCCGGCAACCCCCAGATCACGTTCTGGAAGGTGCTGTACAAGCGGCATACGAACTTCGCCATGGAGTCCATTGAGGTGACGTTCAACGGCCAGGCCGACTTCAACAAGCGCGTGACGGCGGTGATTAACCGTAACGCCGACCTGATGTATCGCACGTATGTCCAGGTGGTTCTCCCCGCGGTTGACCTGGTGGGCGGTAGCACGAACCTGAACCGCTTCCGCTGGCTCAACTACATCGGTCACCGTCTGCTGAAGGTGATTGAGCTTGAGATTGGTGGCCAGCGCATTGATCGCCAGTATGGCGACTGGCTCCAGATCTGGACGCAGCTGTCCCAGGATGCGGGCACGATCGCGGCGCTTGACGACATGGTCGGCAACACGCACGACCTGGTGCTGATGAAGGATCGCAAGGGCTATGCTCTTGATGCCTCCTGCGCCGGCGCTGAGCTGACGAACTCCTGCGCCCCCCGCGCGGGCACGCCTGCGAAGACGCTCTACATCCCCCTGCAGTTCTGGTTCTGCCGCAACCCCGGTCTTGCCATTCCCCTGATCGCCCTCCAGTACCACGAGGTGCGCATCAACGTGGAGTTTGAGCAGTGGATCAACTGCACCTACTACGAGCTGATCGGCAGCACGGCGGCTTCCACGGCGATCCAGTCGCTGACGGCCGCATCGCTCTACATTGACTACGTGTACCTCGACACGGAGGAGCGTCGCCGGTTCGCCCAGCAGACGCACGAGTACCTGATTGAGCAGCTCCAGTTCACGGGTGCGGAGAGCATCACGTCCTCGTCCAACAAGATCCAGCTGAACTTCAACCACCCCGTCAAGGAGCTTGTGTGGGTTGTCCAGCGCGACTCGTTCGTGGACTGCACGCCCAACCAGAACTTCATCAACGAGGTCAACGGCTGCCAGCCTTTCAACTACACGGATGACTTCACGACGGAGGGCATCGTGATGGACGTCCTGGCCCGTGGCTCCCTGGGCGGCGGTGCCTCCACGACGGTTGTGCCGACGACGACGGGTGATGGTCCCTCGGGCCCCTACCTGCCTGGTCTGGGCATTGCGGTCGGTCCTTCCCTGGCCGGTGCGTCTTGGCTGGACTCGATCTCGGATGCGGGTGATGAGGTCTTCGCCGACACGACCAACTACCTGCTCGCCAAGGTCATCCTCGACTCCGGCGTGCGCTGCTCGGGCAAGAACCCCGTGGAGGTTGCCAAGCTGCAGCTCAACGGCCAGGATCGGTTCACGGAGCGTGAGGGCCGGTACTTCGACCGCGTGCAGCCCTACCAGCACCACAGCCGCACGCCCCAGGTTGGCATCAACGTGTATTCCTTCGCGCTGAAGCCCGAGGAGCACCAGCCCAGCGGCACCTGCAACTTCTCTCGCATTGACAAGGCGACGCTCCAGCTCACGGTCTCCGTCAACACGGTCCGTGGTGGGCGCACGGCCCAGGTGCGAGTGTACGCCGTCAACTACAACGTCCTGCGCGTGATGTCCGGCATGGGCGGCCTTGCCTACTCCAACTAAGCGCGAGAGTTGGATGACTAACTATTTAAAAATCAAAAAAAACGGGGAAACCCACACATGCGTTCTCAAACGAGAATGGATGCGTATCGTATCGGGCACCCGAACATCTGGAGTACTTTCTTCAACATTTCAAACACTGATGTGGAACCACTCGTGTAACTCAATTTTTAAATGAGGGTTCAGAGTGTCCGTGTTGCTCTTTTCACGGACGTCGTAAATACAGTTTTTGTCGCATAGCTCGATGTCAATTCCCTCTTTCTGTAGAAACTCCTGTGCAGCCGGAAACAAGATGCCAGCGCGCACAACTCCTCCTTCGCTAAACACAGGAACGATGTTCTTCAAACTGCGGAGATAGATGAACGGCTTTTGCGCGGCAATTATTGTTCCGGTACTTTCAAAATCACTTGGACCATTTGACGGACTATTCCTGTCGATTTCCTCCATGACGTCAAGCAGAAATGCCCGGTCGAACAATGTGGGCTGAACATTCATAATGTATGCGTCCCGTGGAGTCGCCAACTGAAATAGAGTACTTCCAGCTTCAATGGTTCTGCCACCGAACGGCCAGGAACATTCCGAAAGCTTTATGAGCTTGACATGTGGATTTGCTTCCATGAGAGTATGTGCGTCGCTGAAAGACGCCCAATCCACAGGACCGGTTAGAAACATGTCATCACACCAAAAGATGACATATTTCGTATCAATCCTTTTTAGATACGACGCCACGCGCGTCATATAGTTCGTATTGTTGTTTGCCAGCTCGCCATAGTGTAAAATGGGGATATCGCCCATCTTTGCGCGGATCTCCTCGAGGGGTCCATCCGTACAGAGATACATCTTGATCGAGTCGTTGTTGAAGTACCGTCGCTTCAGCTCCATGAACGGAGTCCACAAACTGCGATACATGTAGCATGAACAATAAACGATAGACACACTCATATGTTGTGAACATACACAGAATCGTTTAAGTCTATGATCTGAGACCTGGCCTCTATATATTTCAATGTGTCAAAAATAGGGAAACCCACAACTGTATACGGAAACCCGAGTACAGTTGTGATGTGCGTGTATTGTTTGTAACTATTTTTAACTACTATAGTAATGTTCGTAGAACATACTTTATCATATGATGCAATGAAGTATGACTTCCAGGACATAGTAAAGCGGATATTCGATATAAAAGACCTCCAACGCGCCCATGAACTGCGGCCGAGGTCGAACGACCAGATAACATTTGAAGAAGATACGAAGACATGGTTTCATAGACACTACTATGATTCTCCACTATACGGAGAGATGATCGGTATCTATGAGACGTTTGTAAAGGATATTATCCTTCCCAGGTATTCTGATTCTGCATATGTCGTTCAGGTGGATCCGTCTTTTCGTATTGGAATCCCAAACAACACTGCTCTTGGGATCCGAAACGATGATACAAATGACCGTATCGGATGCCATTGTGATGCAGATTATAATCATCAGCCAGGAGAGATCAACTTCATCGTTCCTATCACACCCATGTTTGACACAAACTCCGTCTACGTCGAAAGTGAGCCTGGAAAGGAAGACTTCCACCCCGTAAACCTTTCAGTGGGCGATGTGTTCTGTTTTTACGGGAACAAGTGCCGGCACTACAACGTGACAAATACTACAGGCTTAAGCCGATTATCTATTGATTTTCGTATCATTCCAATGTCTCGTTATATCGATGATTGGGCGAGCGCGTCGGTCCACGGAAAGAGGCCACTTACACTGGGGGGTTACTTTAAGAGAATAAATGGAGACTCTCGTTGTGAATAACTTTGTCCTGTCTGGATACGGGGATCGTATGATGGACCTACTACTTCTCGCTTCGTACGCACGCGCAAGGAATATGCGCCTATATATTCGTTGGCAGGATTTCCCAGGTATGCCCGATTACAGCGACATTCCAGAGTGGAGGTTTCAGGATACTCGACTCAAGAACTTTCTGTCCTTCTTCCGGCTCCCTTCGGAAGTCCAGATAGAGTATACATCTGTCGCAAACACCGCTCACGAATGGAAGCAGTACATCGGTGGAACTACGTCTCCAACAGTTTTTCATGAACGATACATCGCAGGGTGGTTTCCCATCGGCCTTTCGGAGTGGTTGGCGATCGTAGATGAAGTGAAATCAGAGTTGAAACTCAAGGTGACTCGATATGTACCAGAGAGGCCTTATGTAACCGTTCACTTGCGGCGCACAGATAAACTGCGCGGAGTGTGTGAAACGCAAATCGTAAAGGACGAACTCGCTCTTCTGAACCAAGAGACATTCGCAGCTATCCAGACTGCCAAGGACAGCGGTTACACCGATTTCTATATTGCGACGGACGATCCCTCGGCGCGCGGCGAGTATATTGCCTTCATCGAGTCTATCGGTTGTCGAGTGATTGCGCCTGCTAACGATCACAAGCTGCTATCTAGTTATTTTGACACATGGATGATGAAGTCGACTTCTATCATCATTGCGTCGATGCGGTATTCTACATTTTCGCTGTTCCCGTCACTGTGGTGGGACATCCCGCTTTGGACCGTGTTGCCCGACTCTCTGCATTCTGTTCACAAGTTTAATGCGACATATTACAAGAATGTCCAGTTGGGCAATTGAGGGTGACGATTAACGTTGCGATACTCCGTGTTTGCGTTTGTACGTGCGTATGTATGGACAAATATGCTCTTATTAGAGAGGAGCCCGTATTTGAGCTGTAGAAGATACACAAACATAGAATACGATGATTGTAGTAGATGAATCTCTGTAGCGTGCTCTATGAGGCCCAGCGACTGAAAGAAGTCCGACGAACTGTTTTCTAGCTTAACCGCATATCCGCGAGGCAATCGAAGAGGAAACGCCGGCTGTGTGTGATATACGTAATAAGGAACATCTGTGATATGTTGAATTTCTGTTGCGGGGGTGCGTTTCACGTTGAAGCGATCATACATTGTTGACGCTGGGAGATCGTGGTATATATAAAATGCTTCGACAAAACTTACCATCGTCGTCTCACGAAATCGAGCCCATTTTGAATAATCGTCGAATGCGCAGAGGCCAACGAACGG